GCCGAGACTACTAAGGAGAGCAAAATGACAATGATGAAGTTCTACAGTGAGATGATCAACCTTGGCAAGATCATTGAACAGTCGAAGGATCAGGTTTCCAAGCGTGCTACCCCCTTCTGCATTGGTATATATGGCCCCCCCGGGACTGGAAAGACTGAGATGGGCAGTGCCCTGACTCAGGCCCTTCTTCCAGGGAAGTCTATGTATGTTCGAACAGGAGCTTCAGGAGACTATTGGGATGGATATGCTATGGAAGATGCTGTCTTATATGATGAGTTCATGTCGTCACCACTGTGTGAACATGACGCTGAGTTCCTAACTCTGATTTCAAGTGCCCCTTTTATTGCAAATATGGCCTCAACTGACAATATCAATGTTGGTATTAAGGGCACAAAGCTAGAGCCAAAGCTAGTTATGTGTACCTCCAATGTCCAGTTCCCAAAGGTCAAGGTTGATAGGATGGCTTTTGAGAGGCGCAGAAATGTCAATCTAGAAGTCACATTGACCGAAGAAGCAGAAGAAAATTGGTGTGAAGAGGGTATTTTGGACTTGGGTCTCGTTCCAGAGAAGATCAGGAATGAGCGAGGATATATGAAGATCAGGTTTGCGAACAGGATATTTATTAACTGCGCTGTTAACAAGACCAAGACCTACACTTTTAAGGAGGCGGTAAAGAGGATCAAGACCCTTTATGCGAAGCACATGGAGACAGCCTATTCCTTACTGAGTGCTTCCGGACTTAACGTATCACGCAAGCCCGCTTCTGAGATTATGGAGGAGGTCCTTACTAGAGTCAAAACTGCTGCACTTCCAAGGAAACCCACAATCATGGATTTCTTAGGATTTACAGGAGGAGTAGCTCAAACTAAGAAAGCGACAGGCAAATCGAAGAAATTGTCCAAAGCAGAGCGCGAAGAATTCACCGAAGGAGTTGGACAAACAGGCAAGAACGCACGCAAGGTCAAGGACATGAGAAAGGCAGAACGCAAAGAATTGATGGAAGGCGATTGTGACCCTTCTGGCCACAATGCTTACAAGAACATTTTTGTAAAAGGAGAGGCCCCTAAGCCAGTTGAGGTGATCCCAGAAGAGACTCAAATGACTTCTAAGCAAGGTTCAACTGCTGATTCTGACGTCCTGGAAGATTACATTGATGCCCTCAGTGCTACGTCAGAGACCGAGTCTGAGGAGTCAAACCCAGCACCAAAGAAATGGAGAGTTACAGATGCTCATGGAGGTAG